TTAGATGTTATAACTGCTGAAATTGAAGAAATGAAAGTTTCACTAAAGGAAATAAAAGGAGAAATACATGGACTTCGTAAGTGATTGGTTAAGTTGGTCTAATCTATTTTATATGGTAGGATTAGCCATAGCAGGTTATGCTACATCAGTAACTGCCAAGAATAGAAATATTGTTGTACAGATTGGCGAATTAGTTAAGGCTTTAGAGGATGGATTAAAGGATAAGAAGTTAACTAAATCCGAAAAGGATAGAGTTATGAAAGAAGCCTTAGATGTTGCTAAAGCAGTTATACAGAGCAAATGGAAACTTTGGGGGTAATATGCCACGTTTTGGAAAAAGATCTAAAGAAAGATTAAAGGGAGTTAAGCCAGAACTCGTGAATGTTCTAAATGAACTGATAAAGATAATGGATGTTAGCATTATTGAGGGTTTAAGAACAGAGGCTAGGCAGGAACAACTCGTTGCACAAGGTAAGTCAAAGACAAAGTATAGTAAACACTTAGAAGGTAAGGCAGTTGACTTAGCTCCCTACCCAATTGATTGGGATGACAGAGAAAGATTTCATTATATGGGTGGAATGCTTCGTGGAATTGGTAAGCAAATGGGTGTAAATATTCGCTGGGGAGGTGACTGGGATTCAGACGGTGAGATAAAAGACAATGGCTTTGATGATCTAGTTCATGTGGAGATAAAATAATGAAAAGGTTAAAGTACTCGAAAACAATGATTTTAATTCCTAACGTAAAAAAGTTAGATACTATTTCTGTTTCTTGTGCTTATATAAAGTTTAATGCCTAAACAAATATATCAATTAAAAGACTTTAGCGGGGGATTAAACAACCTTAAAGACGCTGCAGATATTGGAGACAATGAAGTAGCTGAAGCTAAGAATATGTCATTCACGGAGCAGGGTGCTGTTGGTGGTGCTTTTAATATGAAGCATGGTGTTGGAACAACTAGTGGTAATAATTTAGTTACTACTTACAATACAGGCACAGGTGACCATATAGATCACTTAGAAGCTGGTTATGGTTTAGGATATTTTGAAACAGATCATTATGTGGCAGATGGTCTTACAAGGTCTGTTGCGTTAACTGCGGGTGCTAATAATGAAGGTTTTTATTTCATTTATACTCAAGCTTCTGGAAAAGTATATGTTATAGCAAAAAACGATGGAGAAGGTACTCAAAAAAATAATCCTACAGATGGCTCTCCTGGTAGTGCTACTAACGATATAGATTTACATGTTTGGTTTCCTACTGGTTCAGAAATAAAAGTAGCTGGCTCAACTAGTGGTACAGGTGGTAGTGCTACAACTATAACCGCTGGTACAATGGATGGAATATATACAGTTGTAGGTGGCAATGGTTCAACATTTATAATTTTAAACAAACCCCCTAACAATATGATAGCAGCTGCATACGGAGGAGTTTCTCCAAACGTAGCTGAAATATTATGGTTTACAGCAACCATTACAGCTATACCCTCTGGTGATAAAGTTTTATTATTAGCACATCCAGATGAACATAAAATAGACGTGTATTCTACAAGTAGAGATATTGATAGTACTGGTTGGATAACTGATGCTATTACTTTGCAAGGCTGGTCAGATGATAATACAAAAAGTCGAGTACTTTATTATAAATCTGAGGAAGCTATACGTTGTTGTGATACCAATAGAGATACAAATGGTAAGATACAATGGTATGGATGGATATCAAGACAACATTTTTCATATCCCGGAAATGCCTATACAAATGAATATAGTGGATATTACGCTAAAGATAATAATCTAGCACCTCCTTCATATGGTCAATATGAAAAAGACGCTGTTACTTTAGTATACCCTACAGCAGGTAAAGGATTTAATGTTAAATGTCTTACAACATCAGATGCTGGTTTAGTTGAGGGAAAAACTTATGAGTTTGCACAATCATTTATATATGACGGAAATCAAGAGAGTTTATTAAGTCATTATAGTAAGCTTGATAACTCACCAATTTCTACATTAGATACAACTTTAGTAGCAAATGATTTAAAACAATTAAATATTCAAATAGGAGCTAAAGGTCCTTATGATCCACGTATATCTGGCGGTAGAATTTATATTAGGGAAAATGGTACAGATGATGAATGGAATTTACTTTTAGATATTGACTTAACTAAGGGAGCTAGAATATCTTTAACTGGAGATTATACAGAATGGAAGTCTGCGTCTAGTACAGAATTCTATATAGGAGCAGCAGTTACTACGTATATGGTTATAGATAGTATCAGTCCTTTAACATATGAAGTAATTAATGGATATCCATCAAGTATCTTTTCTAATGACCTTGGAGCTATTGGAGAAAGCTGGAAAGATGCTGTAGTTTCTAATGGGAGAGTTTTTGTCTGCAACGTAAGAGTTAAAGATGAAAATAAAGGGCAGCATAAGATTCGAGGTATAGCTGGAGAAGCTGACCTTACTGAGTTTAGAGATAGAATTATGTATTCTATGCCTAATAGATATGATGTATTTCCTTCATTTAATTTTATTGAAGCAGCTAAAGGTGACTCAGATCACTATATGGCAATAGAGTCACATGCTGATAGGTTGCTTGGTTTTAAGAAAAACAGTATGGATATAATAAATATATCTTCTCCTAGTGATGCTAATTGGTTCTTAGAAGACACTAAAAATTATATGGGAGTTGCGACTCATCTAGCTGTAGTTAAAACTCAATATGGAATAATGTGGGTAAATAAAAATGGTTTATTTTTATATGACGGTCAGAATATAACAGATTTAACAGAGAATAAAATTGATGATGATACTTGGTATAGTTTTGCAACTACTTCAAGTGGTATTATATACGATGAAGTAAAGTCATCTGCATTTGTGGTTAAATCATTTTCATCAGATGGTGATGCTTATATGTGCGATTTAAAGAAAGGAAACTTTACTTATTTAATTGATTTTACACACGATGCAATTACTAATCCAGTCGATACTAATTTTGCTGATACTCCTAATACTATGGTTGGAACTATTGAGAATATTGCTTCTGCTGGAAATCAAACTAGGTTTTATAAACTACACAGAAGTCCACAAGCTCAAACTGGTGTAGAACTGCAAACAAAGAATTTTACACTTGGCGACCCTAATATAATAAAAAAGATATATGCTATTTATATTACTTATCAAGCTTCAGCAAGTATAGCAGCAGATATACATTATAGCACAAATGGTGGTACTAGTTGGACCAATACATCTGCTGGTCCTTCTACTATAGATAGTGGTACAGCTGGATGGAAAAAAGGTAAATGGGCTATAGGCACCCCACCATCAGCGTCTACTATTATGGTGAAGATAGATGGTTCAGCTTCTAATCTAATAAAGATAAATGATATAGGAATTGAATACAGACCTATACACAAGAGAATGGCTTAATGGATAGAATATCAAGGCAGATAGCTAATTCTAAACAGGAAAAGATACAGGTTGTAAGGTCACAACCGTCTGCTGCAACATTACGTGAGGGACAAGAAGTAATGTATCTTACCAGAGATAATAGACTTGCAAGATACAGAAAAGAACAAGGTCGTCTTTGGGTGTCTTATATGGATTCAAATCTAAATAAGGATGTATCAATTAAAGGCAATCTAAATTTATCTGGAAATTTAATTACAAAGAACTACCCTGCATTTAGAACATATATAGACAATAATCAATCTTGGGGAACTGGTGCATATACTAGCGTAGAATTTGAATCCAAAAGTAATGCTGAATCAGTTAGTCAATATGACAATGGTTCTAATTTAAATTATACAAATGATAATTTTACTGCACCACTTGATGGTATTTATAAATTTAATTCATTTATAATGTTTGAAGATGGAGACTCTACTCAAGTTGATTCAGGAGAAATTCTTTCATTAGTGGTTTTTGTAGACTCAGATGGCGATGGAGATTTTACTGGAGATGACGAAGTTGTTTTAATCGCTAGATCTGATGCTATATCAGACTTCCCTGCTGATATATATTGGCATATGTCTATAAATATTGATACCAAGTTAAATAAGGGAGATATAGTTAAATTAGCTGTATATAATAATACAGGTGCGACAATTCAGCCTTATACTGCAAGTACTAACGATACTAAGTATAATGTAATTACGGGACATTTAGTATGTGCACTTTAATGTATATTCATATTATTAAAATTTATTCCACAATATTATATTCGGAGCAATATTATGGCTAGTATAGGACAACTATTAATATCTGGGCAAGGTGCGAAGTCTCGTAGAGACATTGAACGAGCTCAAGAACAAGAAATGGCTAGGCGAGAACGAGCCGCTAAAGCTGGTGGCTGGGGAAGAGCTTTAGGTTTTGGTGGAAGTTTTTTAGCTACACTAGGTATGGCTAACCCTCTTCTTGCAGCAGGATTAACTGGTCTAGGAGCTTTAGCAG